GATTTCCAGCCCATATCTGAGACGCTGCTGCATACATTGCAGTATCAATTTCGAAACTGAACACATGACCTTTCTTTTTGTTATCGAGTGCTTGTACTATACATTTTGTTGACCCTAACCCATTCCATGCACCTATGTCGACACACACATTGACATCATCCCGCATGCATATATTATAAATTTCATTCCCAAATTTTGTTCCTAAATTTATCTGACCAGCCATATAAAAAGGAGACTACTTAACTCTTTATATGGAGTGTTCGCCCGGTGATATAACAGACAGAGTATCCATACTAAAAATTAAGTTGGCAAATTTCAGCGACCCTAAGAAGATTGAGAACGTTAAAAATGAACTTGACATGCTCGAGAAATATCTCACACACGACACGTCCCATCTCGAAAAGGTGAATGGGTTGCTATGGGATGTCGAAAACGAACTTCGTATATGCGAGAAAAAACAAGACTTTGGTCCTAACTTTGTACGTCTCGCAAGACTCGTCTACAAGACGAATGACGAGCGTGCTGCACTGAAACGTGAAATTAACAAAGACTCTCGTATCGCGGAAGAAAAGCAGTACACAGAATACAAACAACCCTCTCGCGAGACAATAAGTGTTCTGAATCACCTGGGACTCGGGGACAACCTCATATGCAATGGTATGATTCGTCATTACGCAAAGACGCATGACGTCATCACGTATGTGAAGAAACAGTACATGCACACGGTTGAACATATGTACCGGGATCTCGGTTCAAGCATCACTCTCGTAGCAGTCGATGACGATCATGACGCGTGGAACAAACGAGTACCAGGAACTATCAAAACAGGTATATTTCATGACCCGTCGTGGAATGCTGATTCTCAATGGTGCACCTCTTTTTATAAAAATGCAGGACTCGACCCAAATATACTTCGTTCTGATTTTTTTATTCTTCGATCACGCGACAAGGAGGAGCGTATGTACCGGCAAGCTATCGAACACATTGGCAGTGACAAGTACATAATCGTACATGATGACCCTGACCGGTACAGTAGCATCAACGTAGAAACAAACCTTCCAATTATCCGAATCGGTCAGGAACAATTCCCGATCGAGTCGACTAACATTTTTGATTACTCGACGTTGATAGAACGTGCGGTCGAATATCATGGTTTTGATAGTTCGTTCATGTGGCTTGTTGAACTTTTGAAACTTCGCCCAAAGGAGACGACGTTTTTACACCGAATCAGACCTGCGGTAAACCCCGGTTATCACGAATTTGAAATGACTTCAAACGGCACACCGCCGTAAATTGCAGCCATGTATCCAAACGTCGAAAGACCTGGCAACTGCGGAAAGTTTCCACCGGTAATGTACAACTTGGGACAACGACTCAATAGGAAAAAGTCGACAAAAATATTCCGACGTTCGTTCGTCGGTGCATTCGGACATTCATCATGTACGACTGCAATTGTCGTGTCAATAGTCTTTGCATTTGGAAACAACTTTTTCGTTTCAGGGGAATCGCTTGCAAGAAAAACAGAATCATGGAGTTTGTATACTTTTCTGAATGCCTCGAGTGCACAATCGTTTGCAAACACATCCGTATCTTTCTGTACCACGACGCGGCTGTCAATTGATGATGCACCTCGGCGAATGTGCATGCCAGCAGTGACTGGAACGTGCAGTCCATCGAGTACTTGTTTGAGTTCTGGTGAAGGACTGATCAGTTTTCGAATAAGAGGATGAACTTCACGTATGGTGTATGGATTGATGTAAATCTTTGGTTCGTACACTGGAAGATCGGTTCGATCTGTCAATGGAAAATGAAACGTGAGCCAACGACCGAGTTCATAGTCTTTAATCGATTCATGTACGACTCCGTCGGGGTGAGTCTTGAAAAAGTCACACAAATGTATGAGTATGTTTGCAAACCCAGCCCCCTTTTGAGGGTACATCATGTACAGCATTTGTTCTAAAAGAATCCAATTCTTAAATACATTCGTCGCACATCATTCCGTATTCCTTTCTAGGATTTTCATTCTCATCAAAACCTATACCCATATGATTGTCAACCGTCCATGTGTCAGACATCCACACATGTTCCCTGAACCCGAGTTCAAGAACATCCATCTTCATATAATCCCACACGTGATGAGCAAGAAACACTTGATCTGATATATACTGGTGAATAACTGCGTATTTATTCATTATAGTATTAATTGAATCTGGTAAGCCTCCACTTATACCAAACATTCCAGCCATGATTGGCCAATCGTAGTGACTCGGGTGATCACGAATAACGAGAAAATTTTTACCAGAGTCTACCCATTCGTTAACACACCTAATATCTCTCCACGTGATTCGAGAATCCACGTCTCTCACAAGAACACGGTCAACTCCTTTTTCAAACAAAGGTCGAAATCTCCAGAATGTGCCGTATGTGCCGTTTGATTCTACACGAATTGTGTCGACGCCTAGGTCACGAAGCTCCGTGAGAAGCTCATTTGAAACACTGTCGTTATGATATATGCGAACCTTCCAATCTGGAAAAAACTCACGACACTGCTTCGCGTTCATCACCGCGCCATGAAGAAACATAGTTCTGGAACCCCATAAACTGTACGAAATGACTTTGGACAACGATTTATAGTTGGACAACGATTTATCGTTGGACATTTCATTTTAAGCCGTCGTAACCTTTATTTCAGTTAGCATCTGAATCTCCTGGTCGAGTGACACGTCATTGATGTTTGCAAAAAGCGCCTTTGACTTGAGCAGGCGTCGCAGTTCGTCAATGTGTAGAAACTTGAAGAATCGCTTCTTCATACTGATGTTCATGAACGGCATCTTACGGTCCCATAGCGCCTGACACACCGGCCAGGTGACGCATCGCAGCTCGTACAATTCAGCCTCGTGTGAATCCAGGCGTGGGAGGACCACTTCACGCAAAAGACGGGATATGTCCTCAACGTTTGACATTTAATACTATACACATCATCTGTTAAAGTTCGTATTCGTGAACCAAGTGTTTGGAAGTGCTTTATTTACATTAGATTTATTGATGTTAATCCGTGCGAGCAGGAACTCCTGGTGTACTAGACTTCTAATACCACTAGGACCCAGTTGTGCATACGACAAATTACGCATGTGTCTCTTAGTGAGTTCCTTAGCGACTCTCCGAATAGAAGCTTCACGAGCGGTTGGCATTTATTGAACTCAACATTTTATTTTCGAGCACGTAAAGAAGTAAAAACATGTTATTAAATAATGGAGAAGGTTGTGTGGGACACAATTATCGTTCCTGGGTTACGACAACACCTCATAGAAAAGTATGTTCCCAAAGAACCTCTCGACCCGCTCGTATACAATGTGACCGCGTTCTACTGGTTGATGCAGGAGCTCGTGGGCAACTGGAAGGCTGGTCGACGACTCACACTGGACCAAAAGGCGCAGCTGCTACAATTACTTGTATGGAATCTTTCTAGAGTGCAACAGGAACAAGCCGCATATGATGAATACATGTCCGATACGTTCACCGAGGATGATGGCCGCCGCCGCAATGGTTTTGACCACCCCAGAGAGACCGACATCAATATATCACAAGATACCACCGATCAGATTGCCCAGCTTGTTCTCGCGTGTAAAGAATTCACTTAAAAGAATAAAAGGCTTTTTATTCAATGAATCGCGCAGCCATCATCAGTGGCGTCACTGGTCAGGATGGGTCATACCTCGCCGAGCTTCTCCTCGCGAAAGGCTATGACGTCTATGGACTCGTCCGATACTCGTCCGAACACAAACGCGAGCGTATCGATCACATTCAGGGTCTCAAGGTCATTCGAGGTGATCTTACAGATTCTCCGCGTCTCGCTACAATTATTCGCGACGTGGCTGCTGGTGATTACGAGCGTATTGAGATTTATAACCTGGCTGCACAGTCTCATGTTAAAGTTTCTTTTGAGCAGCCTGAGTTTACTGCCAACGTCAACTCCGTCGGAGTTCTCCGATGGCTCGAGTCAATTCGTCTCAGTGGATATCCACTTGACCGATTCCGATTTTATCAAGCTGGAACCTCCGAAATGTTTGGAAAGGTTCGTGAGATTCCACAGACTGAATCCACGCCATTTCACCCTAGAAGTCCGTACGGGTGTTCTAAGATTTTTGGGTACTGGATTACAAAAAATTACCGAGAGTCTTATGGGATGTATACCTGCAACGGCATCCTGTTCAACCACGAGTCCGAACGTCGCGGAGAAGAGTTTGTGACGCGTAAAATTACCAAAGCGATTGGCAAGCGTGAGTTTCCCATTGTGCTCGGGAACCTGGATGCCAAGCGCGACTGGGGTCACGCCGAGGACTACGTCGAGGGTATGTGGCGCATGATGCAACAGAACATCCCAGATGACTACGTGCTGTCGACCGGTGAGACGCACTCGGTCCGTGAGTTTGTTGAACTCGCACTCCTGTATATCGGCAAACGTATCGAGTGGCACGGGTCGGGTGACGCCGAGTACGGTACGGACTTGCTGACCGGTGAGGTGCTCGTTCGCATCAGCCCCGAGTTTTACCGTCCTGCCGAAGTGGACATTCTCATCGGCGACTCGTCCAAGGCGCGCGAGGCGTTTGGGTGGGCGCCAAAGGTTTCGTTTCAGGACCTCGTCCAACGTATGGTGAGGAATGATTATGTATAAAGTTTAGAAACCCTAAAAACGTATGGCGAGCTTCCAAGTTGTTGCGTGGCACGGCGAGGACACAGACTCTGAGTACGTGATTCATATTTTCGGACGGACGGAGGATGGAAAATCTGTCCACGTCGAAACACCGTTCGAGCCGTACTTTTTCGTCAAGGTACCGCCCGATCGTAGTCCAAAAGCGCTGGTCCAGGAAATAAACCCTTGGAGCTCAGCCGTCATTCGACGCAAAGATCTTTGGGGGTTTCGTAACAAGGAGGAGTATACGTTTCTGAAACTTGGGTTTCGGACGCTCGCTGAAATGAAAGAGTGTCGTCCTCGAGGACTCAAGGTGTACGAGAAGAACCTCGACCCAGTCTTGCGTTTCATGCATCGTTCAGAGATCAAGTCGACTGGGTGGGTCCAAGTACCAATGAACGCGAGCCCTGGACACGATTCATCATGCGACATTGATGTATGCGTGGCTGATTGGCGAACCCTAAAACCCATCGACCGCGACGACATTGCACCTCTGCGCATCGCAAGCCTCGATATTGAGTCGTACTCTGAATCGGGTGCGTTTCCAAACGCATTCAAGGAGAAGGACGTGTGTTTCCAGGTGGCTGTGACCACAAAAGCATTTGGGCATCAGGAGTACCTAGACCGCAAATGCTTTTGTGTGAAGCAGACGAGCGGACCAGAGTGCGAGTCGTTTGATACAGAGCGTGAGATGCTCGAGCGATTGGGTCGCTACCTCCGTGAACTCGACCCAGACATTGTGACGGGCTGGAACATCTTCGGCTTCGATTTGGAGTATCTGTACACGCGTGCAGTCGTCACGGGCGCTGGGCCAGATGCACACATGTGGGGTCGTCTGCGCGGTATTCCAAACGAACTTGTCGTGAAACACCTGGCATCGAATGCTCTAGGCTCGAATGACCTGAAGATGGTTCCTATGCTCGGGCGGTACGTATTTGACATGTTTCAGGATATCAAACGTGAACACAAATTGGAATCTTATTCACTGAACAACGTCTCGAAGGAGTTCCTCAAGGATCAGAAGATTGATATGCCCGTGAAGGAGATGTTTACCCGGTTTCGCGAGGGTGACGCAGACAAACTCGGCGAGGTGGCGGACTACTGTATCAAGGATACTGAACTTCCGCATCGCATCTCTGAAAAGTTGTGTCTGATTCAAAACTTGATCGAGATGGCCAAGGCGACGTGGGTGCCTTTGAGTTACCTGAGTGAGCGTGGTCAGCAAATCAAGGTGTTTTCACAGCTGGCACGCAAGGCGCGTGAGTTGGGATTTATGATTCCGACGATGTACTCTAAAGCTACGGGCGACGAGAAATACCAAGGGGCAACTGTTCTCGATGCTCAGACTGGTGCGTACTATGGTCCAATCACCGCCCTTGATTTTGCGAGTCTGTATCCAAGTATCATGCGTGCTCATAACTTGTGTTATTCAAGCCTGGTTATCGACCCCCGGTTTGCAAACGTCCCGGGAGTCGTCTACGAACAGTACGGGCCGTATCGTTTCGCACAGGCGCTTCGCGCGGAAGATGGAACCATGCTTCCGGTTCCCAGTCTCTTACCTGCCATTCTGAACGAGCTTGCCGCGTTTCGCAAAAAGGCGAAGAAACTGATGGCACAAGCAGAAGGAACACCTATGGAGGCGGTGTACAACGGTCAGCAGCTCGCGTACAAAATCAGTATGAATTCCATCTACGGATTCACGGGTGCTTCGAAGGGCATGCTTCCGTGCGTCGCCATCGCGTCGACGGTGACTATGCGTGGTCGACAGATGATTGACGAGACGAAGAACTACGTCGAGGAGCATTTCCCGGGTGCGAAGGTGAGGTATGGTGATTCCGTGATGCCTGGGACGCCCGTGATGATTCGCGAAGAAGGAATAATCAAAATGAAAACTATCGACGAACTCTATTCTCCAGATTGTTGGGAAGCGTATCCAGGATTTCTCAAAGAGGGTAAGAACAAAGAACAGCTTGCGGTCTATGACATAGAGGCATGGACGCATAATGGATGGCAGCCCATTAAACGGGTTGTACGACACAAATGTAACAAGAAGATATACCGTGTATTGACTCACACAGGTCTCGTAGACGTCACGGAGGACCACTCACTTTTGAGTCCGTCCATAGAACTTTTGAAGCCCAAGGATGTTCAGGTTGGACAGAAACTCTTTCACTCTTTCCCGGTGGATGTTTCTTCGTGGACTGGAAAACCAGATGGCTATGAATCTAGTTTCAACGGGGAATATGATCCATTTTTCAAGACGTTCGATAACGAAGAGACTATCAATAATAAATACCCTAAGCGTCAATGTTATACTCTAACTCAAAAAGATGCTCAGATAGTTTACATCAAACTCACCAAACTTGGTTATAATGTATCATTAAATTACAATCCATCAAACAATGCAACACAGTTGAATTGGACAAAGTCATCATTCCGCAAAAACCCAACCGCGATCAAAAAACTCGAGGTTCTTCACGAGTCTTGGGATGGTTACGTATATGATCTTGAGACAGAGGCTGGTACGTTTCAGGCTGGAGTTGGCCAGATGGTGGTGAAAAACACGGACTCAGTGATGGTTGAGTTTGACGTCCAAGGACGCAAGGGACAAGATGCGATTGACTATTCGTGGGAACAGGGTGAGTTGGCATCCGAGCAGTGTTCCAAGTTGTTCAAGGCACCGAATGATCTGGAGTTGGAAAAGGTGTACTGTCCATACTTTTTGTACAGCAAGAAGCGCTACGCGGCCAAGATGTACGAAAAGAAAGCGGGGAGAGATGGTGAACCATCTCGCGTTGTGTTCAAGAAAATCGATGTCAAGGGTCTGCAAGTGGTTCGGCGTGACACGTGTATGTATGTCCGCGGCGTCCTCAAGCACCTTTTGGATTTGGTACTTAATTCTGAAGACCCGCGACCTGCCATAGAATACGCACGGACATCTGCCAAGACGCTCCTCAAAGGCAAGGTGGACTCAAAGGAACTCATGATGTCGAAACAGCTCGGAGCAGACTACAAAACACGTGTACCACACGTCGAGGTCCGTGACAAGATTAAGAAGCGTTCACCAGGGTCAGAGCCTCAAAATGGCGATCGCGTCGCTTTTCTCATCACAAAGGTTCCTGGTTTACTGTGTGACAAGGCGGAAGACCCGTCGTGGGTCGTGGACAATAAAATTCCTCTTGATTACGTGTACTACTTTGAACATCAGCTAGTCAAGCCTGTGTGTGATTTGCTCGAGCCGTTGGTGGGTGCGAATCCATTCCAGACTATATTCAAGTCTGTGGATTTCCTGACGACACCCCCAATCTCAAACTATTTCATTCGAAAGTCTTAGGCGTAGAAGTTGTTGTTGTTGCGACGCGGGGAAGGGGTACGTCTGGTCACACCTCCGCGAGGACCGTTTACTCCCCTCATGCTCGCTCTAGCAGCTGCTGACATTCCACTTGCACGGGCATTTGCACGCCAGAGTGCAGTGCTTCTCGGGGCAACATAGTGTTCCGGTCCGTGACGGATACCGGCGCGAATGTTAGCGCCGTATGCACGCATATTGTTTGGACGTTTGAACATTGCCATGATGGCTCTGTGACCGATGTTTGTGTGGGGGTTTACAAGGTGCAGGCGGGTCAGCATACCACGAACGCGTGCCTGGATGAGACGAGCTGCCCGGGCTCGTCGAGTTGCAGCAGCCTGATTGGCATAATAGCGTGCAGCGGCCAGACGGCGCGCTGTTCTGGGGGAGTTTGGCATTTGATGTACACTGAGATAAAAGTTCCAAGCCATGAAAAACCATGGAACAACAGATTGCTCAGCTGATTGAGTCGGAGGTGGAACGCCGAGTCATCGAGCGCATGTCAACAGCTCTTGAAAAGATCAGTCGTACATTTGACATTTCTTTGCAACAGCTGCTCCGAACGGCGAGTGAAAACTCGACGAGTGCATGGAACGGAAACGTCTGCCACGGATTGAGCAAGTCGTCAAAGCAAAAGTGTAAGCGCGGTGTCAAGGATGGGTCAGGATATTGTCACTGTCACAAAGACCAAAAGCCGGTACAACGCGTAGTTGTACCGGCGAGGTCCCAGCTCTCATTGATGGCGCCCACGCCGGTACATACACACAGTTTGCCTCCGATGTTTCTCGCGGGATGTCCAGCATGTGAACGTGGAAAAAATTCTCGAATAGATATATAATGGATCCCAGACTCACAGTTGTACCAGGACTTGTATTCAATGGTATTGTTCTTTCATGGATTAACAAACTCGAAAAGAAATGTGAGTGCAGTGCAGACTGGCGTCGTGAGTACATCAAGTATTATGCGATTATACTTGTTGTATTTGGCGTAGTAAGAGCACTTATGCCAACTTTGGTAAAGAATGTACCTCTTATGATGATACTCGCATTGGCTGGTCTAGTGAACCTGGGTTCAATCCTTTCTTATATTCCGGACCTCAAGAAGAAGCAGTGTGAGTGTGCCATTGAGGATGACTGGCGTGACAACTTCATCTTCTGGTGGATTATCATCTCATTGGTATTGACAGTTCTGGGGAGTGGAGCTTTAGCTTTTATGATGACTCGTAAATAAGACTTAAAAATAAACGAGGCTAACTCGTTATGGCGACGCGGAGTGACCTCCTTCTCGAGGCACTCCGGCGATTTTTTGAAGTCCCGGAACACGCCCAACAACTCAAAGATATTCTAGAACACAGACGCGGAGTGTCTCTCAGGAACCTCGAATGGTTCGTGACAAACTATTCTCGTCAGACGAACGTGACATATACCACGGCCACGGGGCGTCAGTTTACGGTCCACGTGGCATACAAGTCATCACTTGATGGTTATTCGAAAAAGTTTTTTGATCCGTTTTGTCGTACGGAACGGATAGAGTTTCAAGGGTTTACGACGACGGTCGCTCAGTTGAATTTCATTCGTTGGTGCATAGTGAATGGTATAGTCGACTACATCACTGAGAAAGGAGTCTTGCATATCCGCCGGAAATTTGAAGAGGGACATATCCATAATAGTAAAGGTACATCGTATAAGACTTTTCAATCTGAGGTGAAAGAATCGGATCAAAAATCAGATCCAGATGCGTCGTCTGTGAGTTGAGTTTACTGAAATCGACGTATCCCTCTTGATTGTACTCTTTGGGATTGTCTCCGAAACAATACATGTATATACTCTTTGTAGGCACCGAAAGACCGTGGTCGAGAGCCTGTTTGTAGCTGTAGTAGAGGGCACCTGGAAAGTTTGAAAGAACATTCTGATTGTTGAGGTACAAGGTTGCTGATTGAATAATGTCCAAAAAATTAATTGTGACGCCGTTGAAGAACGTTACAGGTACAGCAGCTGGAATGTAATCCGTGCTGTACCCGTATTGATAACGCGACTTGTAGTATGCTGCATTTTGTTCATTCTCGTAATTTTGATTCCGTACGAACCAAGTAATCATAGACACTGGAAAATTTGCTGTTAAATTCATAGTCGACTTGCCTTTTGAGTATGGCTGACCAGCTTCTGCCCACACACGATTTACTTTATAGTTCAACTCACGGCTCTGGTAATAAATACGTTCACGTGGGCTCAGTGTTATCTCCTCGATGAGAACTTTCGGGTTGATGATGTCGATTGGTTGTCCACTTGCATCGGCCGGGGCATTCGTGATCCACGTCGAGTCGTGGAACGTGAATCGAATCGTGACTGTCTGTTTCAGGATAGCACACAACGGGAAGAATGGCTTTTCGAGCTTTTCACGTCCAATTTTACGATCGCTATGTCGCCGGCAAAAGAAAAAGTCCAATGGAATCATCATCTTAACAACGTCCGTCGCTGGAACGACGTTCGATTCACTCTGCCCGAGACTCGTCGCTTGGTACATGGCGAGCTTCTCGTCCGCGTCAAGGAACAACTGATCACGAAGAATGTACCAATCATCCGTCAATGTTTCGATGGGTTGACCGTCAATCAGAAACTCCGCCTTCTTTATAATTGCACGTCCAACAAGTGGCGTGTAGTCGTACCCTGCAGGCAAAGCTGGAAGAGACACCGACAGATACATGTTCGACAAGAGATCGCCCGATTCACGTGGATGAATGTCAACCGTAAATGTTCGCGTCGACTTGAGAAACTTTTCATTTCCGGACTTTAGCGGAAGAAGAAAACGCTGTGTGATTGCAAACGGTGTATGCTGAATTATTTTTGGCATCCAGAGTGACTCGCCTCCGTACATGTATTTTTCCTGTGCACCGATGGCTGCGAGTGCTGTGAGCGCACCGGTTCCAAACCCACGTCCAGCCATTTCGATGAGCGCGTCACGAGGCGCTGGGACGTCTGTCCATACGTTTGAATTGAGGTCACGTAGGTCCGCGGTTTGGCCCTTTATCGCACTGGCATCGAATATTTTCGGGTCATACAACGAGTAGTACTTACTTTCGATTGTTGCGTTTGGTCGATTGAATGTCAAGAGGACGTTGGAACTCGGCAAAGGTATAAACTGCGCTTGGTCTGTCACGACATCGAGTCTGTAGATATACTTTTGTTCCTTTGTTATCGTGTCCGACAGAACATTCGCCGTCCCTGGTTCTGAAACAAACTTCGTCACTGTTATATTCCCTGAAACGTCGACGAGGAGCATACTCGGATCACTGAACCCCGTCACTTTCCATTTTTTTTGTGGTCTCGGACCCGTGAACTGATCGACGATGTAGACACTGAATGTATTTCCGGACACGAGCGGACCACGGAATCCGTGGGCGGTCGTTTTTGTCTCCACCTTTTCAAACTCAAAGGTCAATTGAAGTATCGAACTCGGTGCAACTGGAACGGTACCTTCCCCTAGGATTGTCGCAGTCACCAAAGCCACGTACGGAAACGAAATTGAAGGTGGACCGGGGTTGATGATGACATCACCATAGACGTTGGATGTATACGTCTGAACAATGACTCGTCTCTGAATCCCCGCCAAGCCCGTGATTGTCATACCTGGAAGAATGGGTGCATTCTGTGTCAGGTACACTGAAAGAATGTTTGACGTCAAAGACGGTCCGTAAAAACCAGGAACCGTCAGGCTCGTAGGAGCTGGAGCAGTAGGCGCAGTCACAGTGGCGGGTGGTCCTGGTGGAGTCACCGTGACGGGTTGCCTCAGTGGAATCAATAACTCACGGTACAACGCGAGAATCTGTTCTCGTGTAGGGGTGCCTGGAAGTCTGTACTCAATGTACTCCGGTGGAATTTGTAAAATCCGGTTCGTCAGTAGAATTTGTTCACTGGGTGATGCATTCGGTGGGATGAGTTCACGAATCAACTCTTCCGTGTTCATCCTCTACAAAGACTCAAGATCTTGTTTCCACAGGTTCGACACGGTCATCGCCTCGAGTGCGACAAGCTCGCTCTGGAGGTTTTTTACCAATGTCAACGCCTTACTGATTTCCTCTGCGGTATACTGATACGTCCGGACCGAAACCAGCAACTCGTGTGGAAATCCGAGACGGGTCATGTCTGCTTCAATGTCTGTTCGGGTCCGTCGGAAAATCTCGAGACGTCCGTGTGCCACCTCAGTGATGAAACGCGCCCGTATCGTGTTTTCATTCACCTGACGTTTGAGCTCCTTGACCAGGTACGCCTTTCGTCTCTTGTACAGTGCGAGACGCATCTCGAGGTAGTCGACCAAAATCTCCTCTGGACTCGCATACTTTTTCACAGCACCATTCTGACCAATGAGATACATATTGCTCGTGTGAATCGTTTTTACCAACCCAAGTTGCTTGTGGTCGTCGACATCAGTCCACACGAAAAAGTCCGCCTTGTTCTCAGTCGAATGATTCTCGTACTTGACCTCGAGCCCATCCAGAAACTCTTTGTAATCCTGGATCCATTTGCCTGGAGGTAGCTCAGTCACGTGAATACGAGGTCCTTGACGCTCAAATGTCCCCGTCAGAGTCCACGTGTGTTCGCCCGTCTTTTCCACGGTTCCAGTAAACCCCCTGAAGTGCGGCTTCATCGCCTCCATAGCCGTGCCACGAAGTGCGTGCTGGATGTTCTTCGTGACCACCTTGGGGTCGTACGGCGGAACGTACGACGAAAAGCCCGTTCCGATACCTTCTGCACCGTTGACGAGTACCATCGGCACGATAGGCAGATAGTATGTCGGTTCGACATTCTGACCATCCTCTGACACGTACTTGAGTACTGGGTCATCACGCTGGTCGAAAATCCGACGCGTCTTTTCAGCCAATCGCGTGAAAATGTAACGAGGGCTCGCAGCATCCTTCCCACCCATCAGACGTGTTCCAAACTGACCGCTCGGCTCGAGCAGATTGACGTTGTTTGACCCGACAAAATTCTGAGCCAAGCCGATGATAGTCCCTTGGAGAGACGCCTCACCGTGATGGTACGCCGTGTGTTCGGCGACGTACCCGCTCAACTGCGCCACCTTGGCATCCTTGACCAGGTTACGTTTCATACATGCGTAAATCACTTTGCGTTGACTCGGCTTGAGTCCGTCCCCTACGTGCGGAATCGAACGCTTAATGTCCTCGACTGAAAAGTTGGCCAAGTCCTTGTGGACGAAATCAGTCACTGTGAGAGACTTTACACTCCCGTACTCTACACCCGGCGGCGTGGTCGCCATGTGTTCTACGAGCCATCCTTTCCGTGCATCCGCCATAGCCTTGGAAAATGCAAGCGTCATCGACTCACCCGTTCGCGTATCCGGTGTAAACTTGACCGTCAGATGATCAATCATCTTGAAGTACTCCTTCGCCTCTGCTGAGGTGGATGTTCCCAGACCCTTGTAGTACTTGACGTTTCCGGAGGAAACCGCATCGGCCCGGTTCCGAAACGCCTCCTCAGTGAAGAACCACTCCTTGCCCGCTTTGATCACCGGCGTCACCATCGCCACCAGGAATCCCAGGTCAATCAGACTCGGCCAAAAGTGATGAATCATGTTGAGCACCAGACCCTTGATGTGACTCCCATCCAGGTCGGCGTCAGTCATGATCATCAAACGGCCGTATCGAAGTTCTCGCAGTGAAGTATACACCTTTCCATGCTGAAGACCCAAAATCTTTTTGAGGTTCGAAAACTCTTCATTCTCGGTGAGTTGTTTTACGCTAGCGTCCCGAACGTTCCGAGGTTTCCCCCGGAGCGGGAAGACGCCGTATGCGTTGCGGCCTACGACGCTCAGTCCCGCGACCGCGAGCGTCTTGGCTGAATCACCCTCAGTCACGATGAGGGTACACTCGTGACTCTTTGCCGTTCCGGCCCAGTTGGCATCATCCAGTTTGGGAACGCCCGTAATCTTATTCTTCTTGGCACCGTCCGTCTTTTTGAGTTCCTTCTCCGTCTTGGAAACTGCAAGTGCCGTCAGTTCATCACCTACACCAGATGCTAGTACGTCCTTGATGAACTTTGGCTTGAAATCATACTCAGTGGTCACCTTGGATGTACACTCCGTCTTGGTCTGACTCGAAAATGTCGGGTTGATGATCGTCGAGCGCATCATCACAAACAGAGACGCCTTGATTTGAGCCGGCCGGATACCTGTCGCCAACTTGGGTACGAGCTGATTCACAAACCGGTCAACGTGTGTCCCACCCTGCGTCGTCGAAATACCATTCACAAACGAAATGTGCTGAAACGAGCCCGTCGTCGAATGTCCGACGACAATGTCGCTCCCGAGCGTCGCCAGGGGTACATCTCCAAAGTGCCGGCGAGCATAGTCCTCGAGACTCTTCACCTCGAGGCGCGTTCCGTTCAGGTAAATGTGACACTTGGGACAACATGCCGCCGCGTCCCATACGCGTTTTGTGAGAACCTTCACGAGGTCTGGGAGTTGTGCCGACCCACCTTCAAAACGGGACCAGTCAGGTTGAAACTCAATGTCGACGTACCCACCCTTTGTCGCCAACTGCGTGATTACTGGCGGCTCACACACCGTCATGTTCTTCGACCATTTTTGCACGTACTTTTGATTCTTGTGTAGGATCCGAACCGTGAATTTGGACGAATAGACGTTGGTCAACTTGGCACCGTAGCCGTTTCGACCACCCGTCGTACGCTCCTGTGTGTCATCATAGTTTGAGCTGGTGAGTAAGTGACCAAAGATGAGCTCGGGAAGTTGAACGCCCGTCTCAGCGTGCACGCCATTCGGAATACCGTCGCCGTTGTTCCGAACGGAAAACACTTCACCCTGGAAAGTCACATCGACGCGTGTCGTCTTTTTCGGGTTGAGCGAGTGTTGGTCGATGGCATTGACGAGTACCTCGTCAAAGATTTTCACAAGTCCAGGTGACACATAGACGTTGGCCCGTTTGAAATCAACCCACGTCTCGACCGTTTCACGGGCCAAAGACCCGACATACGAGTCCGGCCGCGCGAGAATGTGTTCTACGTGGGTGAGTTTACGATACATGACAGAACAAGATGCGGTGTTTTTAGGCTCGCAAATGCAACCGTCGGACTTTCCACGGAAAGGACTTAAACACAACGTGCCATTGAAAGATAAATGACGCAGTCCATCCAGTTCCTCATCCAGAAGCTTGCTGTTCTCAAGACTAACACCAAGGAGACGAACGAGGAGCTGAAGCTGGCCCTCGAGGAAACTGACGTCTACCGCGACATTCTGCAGGCGTCCATGGAGGACAAGCGGTACAATGTCACGGAGAAGATTGCCAAGGTGCACGCCCACAAGGTGGCCCTCAAGCACTTTACCCCTGAACCTAAGGAGGACGAGTGAGTGTAAAATAAATGGACAACAAAGATTTGTTGGACAACAAAGATTTGTTGGACAACGGCACGCCGTTGGACTGCAACGATGAGATTAAGGCTTTGATAGCTGAACGAATGGAAAAAGGTAAAAAGGCGTACGGCCACGGCTTGTTGCAGAATTCAGGGTATGACTGGGTTCAAGAGGCGCTTGAGGAGGCTCTCGACCTGTCAATTTACCTGTCTGCAAAGCTTATAGAGATTAAAGCTCATACATCTAAGGATGTATGATTTCTTTGTAGGTTTAGCGTTTGGTTTTTTGTTTACACGTGTGTTGTCAAAAAAGAAGAGTAAGAAGGATGAGAGCACGCAAGTGGATTTTGTTAACGTAACAATGCCTATTCCCATTCCCAAAAAAAGTTTTGTTCCAGGCGTGCTTGCCAACTTTTGGGGAAAAGATTCTTGAGTCCTAATAAGTATGAAGGCTGTGATTCGCGTCAGTCGCGCAACTCCACCGCACAAATGGCGTGCGACATTTCCGGATGGAAAAACAGTCAGCTTTGGTCTCCGTGGATATTCGGATTACACTATCCACAAAGACCATGAACGTATGTTGCGTTATCTGACGCGTCATGTCAAGCGAGAAAATTGGAGTCCATCAGGTCGCTTTAAGCCGGGGTTCTGGTCTCGATGGCTCTTGTGGTCCAAACCAAGTCTACGCGGCTCAGCCCGTGAGACGGAACGTGTCCTAGGAAAAAAATATCGTATCATTATAACATGAACCTTTCACGTAGTTTTAGAAACTATGAAGAATCTCGGCGTCACATGCCTCGTAACAATAATGCGCATCGCGCTGCGCTCGTTCACCAGGTTATACATATTATTCGTCCCACTGGTCTCGGTCCTTTTGAATTCGAACGCCGATATCAGCAATGGCTTCGAAACCGCAGAGCTCGGCTCAATCACGCCGTCAACCGAATGCGCACAGCCAGAACCGCACGCAGAACCCGAGCCATGCGCGGTCAACTTGGTTCAGTAAGGGTTCAAACTGGGTCTAGATCAGTAAACGGCCTTCCATTGGGTGTAAGAAACATGATTGCGTCGTTTATGCGTCGTGGTTAATTTCTTCTAAGTAAATAGATGTGGCCAACAGCACTATGTTGTCCCCAAGACGTTCTTTATGTCGTCCTTCCATACTTTAATTACTGTGGATTCAAACGACGTCAAGAATTGTTCATCAAGTTTGTGCATGAGATTAAGAATGTCAAGGGGATTCGTATCGTCGTATCTGAACTCACAGGGCCAGCGCCACTCCCCAAACTTCCAGTGTGGAAGCACGTCAAAAACAGGTCAGACACTCCTGTGTGGATGAAGGAGAAGCTGGTCAATGTGGGTATCAAAAACCTTCCAGACGACTGGAAATACGTTGCGTGGATTGATGCCGACATTACGTTCCTGAACCCTGATTGGGTCCAGGATACCATCGAGGCACTCCAGACGAATGACATTGTTCAGATGTTTCGGACAGCTGTGAACCTCGGGCCGAACAACGAAGCCATAAAGATTGACAAGGGGTTCGGGTACATGCACGCGGACAGCGGAACACCCTACGTCAAGACGGACAAGTACGGGCATTGGCACCCTGGATACGCATGGGCCTGTACGCGCAAAGCGTTTCGGACAATGGGAAACTCGCTTTTGGACTGGGCCATTCTCGGTTCGGGTGACAGACACATGGCGATGGCGTGGATCGGACGTGTTTTAGACAGTTGTCCTGGGAACATTCACATGAATTACAAGATTATGCTCATGGAGTACCAACACAAGTGTCAAAATTTCAGCGTCTCGTACGTCCCAGGGACGATTCTTCATCATTGGCACGGTCGCTTCGAGGACCGTAAATACAGAGAGCGTTGGGACGTTCTCGTACGACACGCATTTGACCCCATCGCAGACGTCACGATGAGTCTTCGATTGACACCCGCCGGTCAACGTATGGAGAAGGACTTGAAGGCGTACTTTGAAGGGCGCAGGGAGGATTCAGTCTAGTCAACATCGAGGTCTAGTAAAATTTGTTTCTCAAATTTTATCACCATACGCACGGTACGTATCAAGTGTTCCACCTTTTCGTAGTACTCTTTGGCAACCTCTGGGTCTCGTCCGAGTTCTTGTCGGGTCAGGGTAATCATACGAGCTGTGGCATCGACGAGGTCATTTTTGGTCAACGTCACGTCGTTGAACAACAATAACATTCTCTCGTTGTTCGGGTCCGTGATTTTTTAATACTATAATATTTATTGAACGTCTTGGATCCACTTATCGACTGAATTGACGTACAGCAGCAACTCCCATATGGAACTGACCTGGGGACACCACAGACGGTCCTCTTTCGGACCCTCGTTGAAATACACAGAGTGCCAATTAGGCAACCAACGTGCACTTGCCAGGTTTTTCAACGAGTCATCCACGTAAATGTGCGTCATGTGTTTTGGAAACTGCGCGTATCGAGAAGCTGAAGGCTTGAATTCACTTCCGGCACAATCAATCAACACGTTGTCGCCGATCGCACGAGCAACGGGCCCCGCCCATGCAATAGGACTGTTTGTGAACAGCGTCACCTTCCAGTCCTTCTCAGTCAACTCGTGGAGTTCCTTCGCCTCCCGTTGAAACTCCGTGCCGTAGATAACCTCTGTCAGGTGTTCAATGAGTCGCTTGTCGTACACCTTTTCATTGAAATCACTCGTATCCATCTTAAACGACTTGCTGAGACCTCGAGCAGTGTGTCCGTGTGCGAGGTACATCACGCTGTTCACGACACTCGGATTCTTACACTCGGGCATCTTTGCGGCGACGTACCTGACGCAATTGTCCTTGACATGTTCCATGAGCAGACGGTCACGTACGATAACACCATCAATGTCTAAAAGAAGCGACTTGTACATTTGTTACAACGCGCCTTCAACTTTTAAGTGATACTAGCGCCGAGCCGCCTTACGTTTGCGGAAAGCGGCGAGGAGGGCGCGCGCGACCGCCTGTTTGTTCCGGTTGTTCGGAACGTACGGCCGACCCTGGTTATGTTCCAGTGCCCATACACCATATGTGTGTTTGGACTTTTTGGACAGAACGCCGCGGGTCGTCCGACCGGCGAAATTACGAATGTGTTGACCCATGCGATGATGCGTCATGGTTCGGCTGTTGACACCAACGGTCGGGTGTAGACCAATACGATTTTCGGGGAACATCTGGTTGCGCCACTGGTACGCATTGATGTATTTAAACATTGGATCGTTGGCCCGTTTGAGTGCGCGCTTCTGAACCTCGGCACGCTGAGCCGCCGGAATCTTACGCTGTATAACACCCGACGCGTTGATTTTGTTACGCATCGCTTTGCTCGTCAGACGCAGACGATACAGATTTGCGAGATTCATCGTGTTGAGCAGTCTGTTCATGTGTCCGATGTTACCCTCGAGCGTATGCGGCAGGGGTTTGCTCGCGGAACGTTTACCTTTACGGTTATAGTTTGCGCGTGCATTCTCAAAGGCCTTATTGTTATTATAGTTTTCGCGTTTCGGAGATGGCATGGTCTTACTCTTGGCTGAGGTTTTTTTAGGACCCCCATATTCATACTGCGTAGTCATTTATGAGGTGCATGTACCGTCGGTAGGCCTGGTCGGCCCCTCCACGGACATTCGGAAATTCCAGGGTTTTCGACGTGGAAAAGCGGGTACCAATTGCCTCGATGACCGATGGGTCAGTCTTTCGCAAAATAAGAAAGAAAAAGGCCATAACAGTGTTTTTTGAATTCGCTCGCGAAATTCCTCCCATATTGTGCATCATATCGATGGTATCCTTGGCGGCTTTCGAAAACTCCTCAGCCTTATTCTCACCCACCACTTCATCCAAGTCGACCCATTCGATAAGTTCGGAGTTTAGAACATCCTTGGTCGATTCTGGTGCCTTGATGAAATGATATGCCATACACGTAAATACCTGAAGATATGCGTAGCGGTCAGTTTTTACTGGCTTCCAGATGCGTTGCCATTCGCACTTATCCATTACGCGGATGATGAGCTTCATTAGGTTATTTTTACATTTGTACGAGTTAAGGACCTCGCCGATGCGAGTACACGATGCCTTTTGCACATCGGCGAAAAAGTCGGCCCGCATCTTCTCATCCATAGTGAATTCGTACGTTGTCACGGGAAGTTTCATATGCAGAAACTCACTCTGGTACTTCTCCGGCCACTGGCGGAAGTACTTGTTGTCACATTCCGAAAGCATGTCATTTACAGACCGGTCGGGGTGAGGAAAACTTTTTGTATTTTTGAAGGCAAATTCGTCATTCAGAAGACGGATGAATGCACTCGACCGCTGCTTTCCATCGAGACTCTCATAATAGGAGAGGCCGTTAGCATCACGAACCCTGTGATAGATAACAGGGTTCATCTGATTATGAAAAATGAAATGGCATATGAGAGCATTGGCCCAGTCATAGCTGGTGATGAATTCACGCTGGTGCTCCGGATGAATGTCAAAGCAACCCGGTGTGATGGGATCAGACTCGAGTTTCCGGAGGTATTCCGAGTAAGTCTTGACAGAGTAGGAGGACGTGTTAACCGCCATTGTGAGATGTTCTAAACTTGTCGTGGACGTGTTGTGCCATGGACACGACACACTTTTTTCGGAATGCGTCGGCGTTTTACACATTTTTTCTCGCCCACCATTAGAAAATGAACATCTGTCCGACGACGTTTGGTCCATACTTTTGGTCAGTGATTCACATGGCATGTCTCAGTGCAGGCAGAGACGTGTCAGATGAAAAGGCGGGTGCTTTGACCCAGTTTTTTGATTCAATGCCCAGCATTCTGCCGTGTAAGCAGTGTGGCAAACACCTCCGTGAAAACCTGGCGCTTCTCCCGTTTGACCGCAGCGATCCGTTCCGTTGGTCTGTCGAACTGCACAACTTGGTCAACTCCCAGCTCAACAAGTCTGAAATTGAGTACGACCAGGCGCTTCGGTACTGGTCCACCAAGTGTTCAGGCGGTCCGTCGAAACAAAACTGGGTCGTCGCATTCCTGGTTTGCGTCATCGTGTTTATGGTACTGTTCACCTTCTCGAAGCGTTGATTCCCAATATTCTATGAAGATTTGCAGTCGCAGCAGCATTCACGCGTCGTGGGGCAAATGCAGGGGCGTTAAATCTTAATGGTGTTCTTCTAGCAGTCGCAGCAGCTGTTCTTGCTGCGCTGGCTTGTCTTCGTGCAAGCATACCTCTGGCTACACTCTGAATATGTGTTGCCGCTCTGGTACGCCGCGCACCCGTGGCGCGCGCGGCGTTCGTGGCGTTCTGTGTGATTTTTCTTTGTATTTCGTGAAATCTCTGTAATTTTTGTCGCGTATTAGATTGTGATACACCACGAGAACCAAGTGTATATATTCTGTAAAACTGGTTAAACTTCTGAACAAGATTACGATTCACCGGAGGATGACGAGCACCATTGGCAATTTGTTTTTTGTTGTAATAAGTTCTTCTCGGGTTCGCTCTGTTCCCCAAAAGCCCCAAGAGGTTGGCGTAGCGTTTGTAATGACGCCAATGAGTCATCTGACTATCTGGTATACGGGTTAGATTGGTACTGTTCAAATATGGATAATTTTGGCGTTTCGCAAAGTCGCGTATATAAGGCTTAATATTTTTGTATCTGTTTCGTACAGTTCCGCGAAGCATAGTAGCTGCTTTTTTGATATTTCCTCCAGACAATTTGACAAGTCTCTCTAATTTTACATTGCTGGGAGTAGCTTGACCTTGTAGTACGGTGTTAAAGTAAAACATATTAGGACTCAGTGTTAACGCAGGGATGGTGTGATTCGTTGAGTTATAAAAATGATACAATGCGTGACGATTTCTACCATTTCCGGGGCGACGCTGCAGACTGTATACAGTGGGCATTACATGATATAAAGATTTTATTTCCATGTAACGTAATGGCAATGTGTTTCCTGTATCGTCGTGCGTGCGACAACATGCTGATGCTCCACGATCCGAAGGAGTGTCGGGATTGGGGAACACCCGATTACCAGTTTTACGAGTTCAACGATCGAAACATTCGCGAGGTGATGTGTAAGGACCGAGCTGAGGGACCTGAACGCATCCCACTTCATCTCGGAAATTTCGTCCGCGATTATATCGAGCGAAATGCAACTCAGGAACATATGAAGATTATCGAACGCGGTGATTACACTGAAACGGATCGCCTGATCCGAGATGCTCTGCGTGTTTACGCGTCCATAGATTCCATTGACCGATTCAAGCTTCACAAGAAGGAGCTGAACCGTCTTCGGAGTGAACTACGTCGTGAGCAGGCGTGGTCTGTGTACTAACGACGAAGATTCTGGTCCGGATCTGGACGGGTCGCATACCACGACTTGGGTGCCTTTTTCTTTGAAACCAAAATGAACTTGTACACACGGGCTATCGCCCATTGAGACGCAGTTACACCCGGGCGACTACCACCCGTCTTCCACGCTTTAAGTCCTCTGTCGTACACGGTGTTTAGGCTTGATTTCGAAATTCCAGTCTTTTTCGAAATCAAAGCTTTGTTGAATTTGAGTCCCGGGTACATGCGATGAAACTGCAGAGTCCAATGAGACTTGCGTTTGGTTGCACCGACGTCTGATTTACCGAGTCTGAGTTTCGAGTACGGTACACGGCGTCGTTTCAAGAGTTCTTTTTTACGCGTGGCTTTCATAGAGGGACTGAGCCCTGCAAAATATCGCGTCGGCCAAGTTTTCATTATGGTCGGTACATATTTTATTTTCTGTTCATACATTATGAATCCCGAAACGCGCCGTAGTGTTATCAAGGCGTTTTACGAATACGACAGGATCGATAAAGAACTCGATGCGCTCGATCGTAAAATCGACGCACTCGGCGTATCGAATAATTTTACAAATGCAAACAAGGTGGAATATGCCCGACTTATGAATCGGCACAATCCACTGAGTACTAAAAAACTGCAACTCTTTAAAAAAATACGCAGGTACAAATTTGAAAATGTTGTTCGGGACGAAGCTCAATGGCTCCGTCGATCTAAACTGGTTAAAAGATTTTTGCCTAATATAAAGAGAAAATTTCGTAACATGGGTACGAATCCAAATTCACTCACATCAGCCAGACGCACAAATCTTATCGGGACATTCCACGAGATTGCCAAGGCGAACAAGGCGATTGCGAAAATTTCTAATATCATCGAAGGCGAAAACAGTAGTATACCGGCTGGCTACAGACGCATGGGTCGACTCTACGCCCAACTTAATCGACTGACCGACAAACGATATAACCTTGCACAAAAAACCAGCGGACATTCATTCCCGCGATTGGTCAAAAGTGAGGCGGCATGGCGCGCCCGGGCACCATTGGCGCACGCGACCGGTATGTGGTGGCACGTACGGACCCAGGCTAAGAAATGGCACAGATCGCCGGTGGCAAAAAAATCACCCGTCGTCCAAACTTTGCCACCTCCGCCGCCTCTGCCGCCCCGCCGAGCCCACACGCCGAGACGCCCCACGCCTCATCGCGTCCCGACCGGGCCTGCGCACGCAGCAATCACGTGGACCCGTAGCCCGGGTGGTAAAATTAATGTCCACAGGACACTTGCGAATATAAATCGGAGTTTGTCCAATGCGAACCTGGCCAGACTGTCAAAGATGGCAAACGAAAACGAAAATGCGTTCAAAAATTATGTCCGGGCACTCGCGCGCGCAAATAAGTAGGTTTTGTCCGCGGCGTCGTTTCAAGAGTTCTTTTTTACGCGTAGATTTCATAGAAGGGCTCAGACCCGAAAAGTACCTCACGGGCCACTTCATTTACTATAGGCTTTCAAAAAAAATATTATACACTAATATCAAATGAATAATCGCAGGCAACTCTTCCTCGCAATTGAACGAGGGAATGTGAATACGGTCCGTAATCTTTTGAACCATGTAAACATAAATGAAAGAGACGCTTACAGACGTACTCCGCTTGGACGAGCTATAGCCATGGGTCGCGTGAATGTCGTGCGTCTGTTGCTTCAGAAAGGTGCACGGGTCTACAACAACAACCTTGGTTTTATTGTTCGATACATGAACAACGAGAATTATACTGCGAATAACCGAACGCTGAAAAACCTCATCTCACGTGCCCTCGGGCGTCAGGCGCGCCATCGGGTCGTGGTGGCCTCTTTGCGTGAAGGTATGCGTCGGAGACGAAGAGCTGCAACAACCATTCAAAGACACGTGCGAGGCACGCAGCTACGCGCTCGAGCCGGGTGGCATAATCCACACACACCGGTAGGATATCTCGCTCTCATGAAACGCGTAAAAAGAAATATGAGCTAAAACAATTTCATCTGCGGAGGCTGTGGAGGTCTTGGAGCCATCACCTCGATAATTTTCTCCTGGAGCGGCTTGATGACCCGTACGTATCCCACGTAGACAAGAATTAGACAGATGACCAAAATCAAAATGACCCAACGTCCCCACGCCTGTTTCTCAGGTGGGGGTTTCGGCGGCGGCGGGGCATGCTGCAGCGCATCGACAATTCGGTCGAGTTCAACGTCACGCAGAGGTGGAGGTGGTGGGTCAGGTTTGACAAAGATGCATTTGAAACGCAGCGTGAATGCGTTGTTTTCAAACCCGTTGAAATTCAGCAATTTGCCGCTCTTGTCGATCCAACGAACTGTTAATCTGTCAAGTTTCACAATGGGGTAATCGTACTCGACGTATTGTTTGTAGTCACTCGTCTCCTTGAAATTTTTTATAGACCCTCCTTGTACATCCATGGGAATCATACCGAACGAACTTCGTATGGATGAACCTTCTGTCGTACCATTCACGAGTTTTTTAGCATCGAGGACACTCGTCGTACGAAACTCTTGAATGTCCAGAAACACATATTCGTTGACTGCCAAGTCTATGATGCTCGTCGACTTTGCAATCTGGAGCGTCCCGTACGTCGGGTCGTTCGCATAGATGGGATTGGTCGACGCAGCGTCAGACGTGACACTTGTCAACCCGAGCATTTTTTTCGCCTCGGTCGTCAGTGCGTTGAACGTGAATGAGCTCGTATTCGAAAAGAAGTATTTGCCTTCGTCACACACAAACTCGATGGTGATTACATCCCCACCAGATGCGTTCATGATGGCATTCGCAAGCCCGTTGGCGGAGTAGTATCCAGGTGGGATGGATACGTTTGTACTGTTGATGCTCACAAAGTTGTTTCCGTCAGTCACGTTGTACATTGTGTTTGGAACCTTGGCGGCGACGAGGTCGATCCGGGCGATGTTCTTTATCGGGTTTGTCAAATGGAGCGTGTATTCGCTTCCTGATGGGTAGATTGTCACGTCCCTGTTTGTAGAATCAGCATACGCGTACTTTATGACTTGTGAATCGTCCATCTATTACTGTGACTTGTGATTTTATTTTATTGATAAATACTATATGAATACCGGTCAGAAAAATTCACAGGGGCGTACGATCTACCGCGGTCCACGCGGCGGAGAATACGTTCTCGGTCCAGCCGGTCAGAAGATCAGATCGTTCTCGAGGTCTCTCGTCGCGGCCGCGCCTGCGTTATCTGCGGCTCTCACAAACGCCAAGGCTCACATGAACACACTCAAGACTATGAAGGCGCGTAAAAACTACCTTCGGACACGAGCTATCAACATGACACTCGAAAATTGGAAAGTGCTCAGTGTGCACAAAAACACACTGAACCACGCGTCTCGTGCGGCCCGTGCGGCCCGTGCGGGAGGTGGGGCTTCTGCTCCCGTGGCCGCGCCGCCCGTGCCACCGGCTGTTGCCAAAAAGCTCGCCAAGATGCTTAAACTCACAAACAACGAGTACATCAACAGATACGGTATGTTGCACAACAGTCAGGCACGCTTGAAATTGAATGAGACACATCGAAAATACAACAACGCCAAAACACGCGCATTCAACAAGGACCCGAAATTCCTCGTTAAACATCAAATCCCTTACATATACAATGGCACACCAAATCAGGCTTTCATGACGAAACTGAAACTGACAAATTCAAAGGTTGTTCGGTCGGGTACGACGTTTAACGGACGAAATACCGGTGTAAACAAAAAGGTTTACTTTAACAAAAAAGGAGACTTGTACTACATTTCCCTGAATGGTAAAAAGCACCGAGTCGATGACCATCGCATACAACAACATTTTTGGTTGAGGGACCCAAAAGAATTTCGGAACCTCAAAAGATCCGTCGGCGCATACAATCCCAATTACCCTATTAGCGCAATCCCACCAGCCTCACCCGTGGCACCCATGGCGACGAGAAGATCTTCACCGCAACTTTTGGAAAACATGATGAACCGGATTTACAACGGCGGTCGTGGATCGAACATCAACGCGAGTATGTACACGAACGCGGAACGTAACGTGCTCGTCAGACGTCTCGGTGGGTCGGTTGCATACTTCAAACAAATGCGGAACGCCAAAAAGGCGGAGGCTGCAAAACACCGTGAGAACCTGCGAGCCACTGGTCTGTCAAATGCGAACAAACAGGCACTTCGGACCCGGGCTGCAGCGGCGAACGAGCGCGTCGGCTACTTTGACGATGCCGTCCGTGCATACACGCGCGGTCTACGCGCCGTCAAACCCCTGACGGGTGCCGTAACCCCACGGGCGCGCGCCATGCCGAACACACCCAACAGGTCCACGCCCGCACCGGCAAACGTCGAAAACAACGTCATCTACATGCCCCTGAACAAGCCTCACCTGGTGGTCAAGGTTCCTGGCGCCGGTACAATTTACCTGAACCCGAACACGTTCCGCGGGTTCATGAAGAATTCAGCGCGAGTCAACATCGCCCCGGCGAACGTCCGGAACTGGCTCCGTATGGCCAGACGCAACTTCCCCAACGAGCCGCTGTTCCGCCATCCGCTCGCCGCCAAGAATGTGACTGCGAGCCACATTCGTTTCTCGCGGGCTTGAGTCCAACGGACCCTTCATAGGAGTTCCTGCCAACTCAGAAGAACATCAGCATCGACGGTTGCCTGTGAAGTGTTGTTGAAAAATGCAAGCGTAAATATATCGCTCGTCTGCGTGAATGAATTCCGGCCAATCTGTGAAAAGTACTGACCGAGCTCGAAGACAGCCAATCCAGAGGTTTTCCCCTGCGCCGCAACCAGACCTGATGCCACCTGTTGACACGTCGTTGCTGAAAAGGCTGTCGCCGACTTGTCCACAAGGATGCTCGTGCTCGGTGGCGCCGCCAAAAAGTTCTCACCCGTCAGGTTGGCCGCTGTGACATTACTCCACAGAGCCCATTGTACGATGTCATCCGTCGACTTTATCACCACCTCGACCTGCTTGATGGCGCATACCGAGTCGAGGCGATTGGATGCGAGTTGGACTGATATGACTGGAACCCAGGTTCCAGCGCCCACGGTCGCGCTGAACGTAGCCAAGTTCGAATACAGTGTGAGGGGTGCGTTCGACCCACCTTCTGACATGACGGTCGAGCAAATCTGCGTCAGGTTCGAGGTTGCCGGCGCCGCTCCGTTCAGAGTCTGGATCTCGTACCGGACAGGCAAACACGCGGTTGTTATGTACGCCCCTGCGACCATGTTGGCGTGATGGAACGTATGGCACAGGATGAAAAGACCGTTGATGACGAACCCCATGCGAACCGAGCCGACGCCGAGCCATTCCATATCGATCCAGAGAATTTGGGATTTTGTAATGTCCAGCGTC